GATCTAACAGAAACAGCAGTATAACGGCTGGTGGATTATACTGCTGTTTCTGTTTGCTCTCGGTGGTTGGGGCAATGGTTTCGGTGGTGGCTACGGTGGTGGAGGTGCTATGCCTTACATCATGAGCAATACTACCAATGCAGATGTTCAGAGAGGATTTGACCAGCAAGCTGTAATGTCTGGGATTTCTGGATTACAGTCTGGTATTTCTGGACTTTCTACTCAACTTTGCGGGTCTACCGCAGACATTCAGCAATCCCTCTGCAACGGTTTCGCAGGAGTTAATGCAACAGTTAGTAATGGATTCGCTAATGCTGAGACTGCGGCAACCGCTCGTCAGATGGCTAATATGAATCAGGCTTTCGGTGCTCAGACTGCTATGATGCAGGGCTTCAATTCTCTGGGTTCGCAGTTCGCAGATTGTTGCTGTGAAAACAGGCTCGGCCTTGCTGACCTCAAGTATACGGTCGCCACTGAAAACTGTGCGGACCGCACTCAGTCCATGCAAAATACTCGTGACATTATCGAGTCTCAGAATCGTGGCACTCAAGCTATTATTGATAAACTTTGCCAGCTTGAACTTGATGGTGTTAAAGGTCAGCTTGCACAAGCTCAACGTGAGAATGTTGGTCTCCAGAATCAGCTCAACATGGCGGCGCTTCGTGAGTCTCAGACTGCACAGAACGCATTTATTTCTCAGGGTTTTGCCAATGAGGTTGATGCTCTGTACAACAGACTGAATAGTTGTCCTGTTCCCACTACTCCCGTTTATGGTAGAACTCCCATCTTTACTTGCAACAACAATGGTTGTGGTTGCGGTTGCGGCAGTAACTTCTAAGAAAGGGGTGCGCTATGGCTTGTGAATTTTTGTATAATCCGATTCAGGAGGTCGCTTTAAATGCGCCCATCTTGTTCGATACATCTATTCCCTGCAATCGTGGTAATGTTTATCATGAGAGCAACACTGGGAATTTTATTCTCAAAGGCGCATCTTCTAATAACGGTTGTTGCAATCAATTTGCACAGTATCAGGTCACCTTCAATGGGAATATTGCTATTCCCGAAGGTGGCACTGTTACACCGATAGCTGTCGCACTCGCTGTAAATGGCGAACCTCGTTTGACGAGCAGAGCTATATTTACTCCTGCGGCCGTAGAAGACTTTGGGAACGTAACTTCTACTGCAATCATTAAAGTGCCTCGTTGTTGCTGTTTTAGTCTGTCTGTAGATGCTGTTCCTGCTACTACAGACCCTACAGTAACACCTGCACCTATGATTGAAGTGCAGAACGCAAACTTAACCATAACAAGAATAGCGTGAAAGGAGGTATAGCAGAATGGAAAAGCATTATGAAGCCATAAAAGAAATTCTTGACGACCAAATCAAGAAGATTGTCAAAAAAGGCGATATATCTCCGCAAGAACTTGATAGTCTGTATAAAGCATCTGCCATTGTTTTAGACTTTGAAACAAAAGAAGCTATGAAGAAGGCAGAACATGAGCAGATGGGTGGTCAAAGTCAAGATTATTCACGCAGAATGTCTCGTGGCAGTTATGATAGAGGACAGTCTAATCACTATCCTTGGTTCATGTATCAGAATGATGGTCAGCCTAACAACATGAGCAACAACGGCAACTCTTATGGTCCCGTCTGGAATCAAGGCATGGAAAATAAGTCTATGCATGAGTTACACTCTCAAGATATGGGCCGTAGCTATGATGCGGCTTATGATGGTGCATACGATGGTGCTTATGATGGTAGTTACGATGGTAGCTATGACGGCAGTTACGATGCATCAAATGATTACTCTGGTCGTAGAGGTCGTGATGCAAGAACTGGTCGTTATGTGAGTCGTGATAATAGAGGTTACAGCCGTGCAATGGATAAACAGCGCATGATTGGTAAACTCGAAGACATGATGGATGACGCTCCGTCTGAGAAAGAGCGCAGAGCTTTACAGCAATGCGTAACTAAACTGGAACAGCAGTAATATTGTTGGGAGTATATTATGAATCTTGCAGAAGTGAACGAAGCTATTAAAGAGCTACAGGAAAGCTCTCTGACGCTCTCTAACGCACGCAATCTATCAGCATTGATAAATGTACGTGATTACTTGCAGAACGTCACACAGAGCGTTCCAGACAGCTTAGAACGAGAATTAAATGATATACTCCCACAGTACAAAAACTATTGTGCTGTAAAACGACAATATCAGTTGGGTCAAGCTACAGATGATTTAGTAGTAGTCTCAATGAGGAAAGTCTGTAAAGAAGTAAAAGAGTTTCTTCTTATACTATATCAAAATACAGACACAAAAATCGAGCGCAACATGATAAAGCGCATGTTGGAAGAGACAGAAGAGGCATTATAAAATGTCTCTTCTTTTTTTTTGAAAAAGTGCTTGCATTTATCACAAACGTGTGATACAATGTTTTACAGATAAACAGATAAGAAAAACAGCAAGTCAGAAATGACAGAAAGGCAAAAAATGAAGAACTTAGAGGTTTTAGTAGCTGATTGTAAAGATATTCTTGATGATTTGGGAATCTCTTATGGCCCGATTGAATCTGTCAAGGTAAACAACAGACTCACAGCTTGTTGGGGAAGATGCAGATACAGTAAGAGAACTGGTAAGTACAGCATTGATTTCTCAAAAGACATTATGCAGGATGATATGGAGTATGAAGCAACAATGAATACCATCATTCATGAGTTTCTTCATGCAGGCCCGAATCGCATGTGTCACACAGGTGAGTGGAAGAGACTTGCAAATCTTGTGAATCGTGAGTTTCCGCAGTTTCACATTTCTCGTTGCACGAGTGCAGAAGAAAAGGGTGTTGCAGAACGAGTTAAGACATATAGATATGAAGTTGTCTGTCCTGTCTGTGGTCATTCTTGGAAATATCAGAAAGCTGGCAGAGTTGTCAGAGCAATGAAGAGAAACCCGAACAGTTGCACATGTGCGTGCGGTAACAAGAGACTGATTCTGAATGAGAGGTGATATATGATTAACGTAAAAGTGGCAAAGAGTAAGAAATGTTATGATAATACCTGTGCTTTTTCTGTATACATTACATTTGATTATGACCAGATGATTGTAAATACAGTCAAAGCACTTCCGCAGAGATTTTATAATGCAGATAAGAAAGAGTGGGAAGCTCCGCTTACTTCTCTTCCTACTATTCTTTCTAAACTCCCGCAGTTTGATTTTGATATTACTGGTCAGTATGTCGAACTCGATGCGCCGAAGAAAGAATCTAAAGTTCCAGTTGACTTCAAGTTTAAGACAACACCGTTTCAGCATCAGATTGATGGTTTCAACTATGGTTTACAGAGCAATAGTTGGCTTCTCGGTGATGAACAGGGTCTTGGCAAGACAAAGCAGGTTATTGACATTGCAGTCGCAAAGAAACTTGCTCTTGGCTATAAGCATTGTCTCATTATCTGCGGTGTCAATGGTCTGAAATGGAACTGGGTTAATGAAGTACATACTCATTCTAATGAAGAAGCATATATTCTTGGACAGCGCAAAAGAGCTAATAAGATTTACATTGGCAGTAGCACTGACAAACTGAATGATGTACGTGACCTCTTTAGTGCGAATGAGAAAGCTCCGTATTTTCTTATTACGAATGTGGAGACTCTTAGAAATGAGACAATCCAGAAAGAACTTGCAAAAGCATGTAAGTTTGGCATCATTAACATGGTAGCTGTGGATGAGATACATAAGATGAAAAACCCAGCAAGTCAGCAGGGTAAAGGCATTTTGAAGATTCAGCCAGAGTGCAAGATTGCTATGACTGGTACTCCACTGATGAACAATCCCTTTGACTTGTTCATCATTCTCAAATGGCTTGGTTATGAAGGTCATTCTTTCTCTGCATTTAAACATCACTATGCTATGTATGGCGGCTATGGTGGATATGAAGTTGTCGGTTATCGTTATCTTGATGAACTACAGAAACAGCTTGATTCTATCATGCTCCGCAGACTGAAAAATGATGTTCTCGATTTACCTGCTAAAACACATATCAATGAATATGTTGAAATGACTCCAAAGCAGGCACAGATTTATAAAGAAGTCACTGCGGACATTAAAGCGAATATCGACCAAATTAAAATGCAGAACAACCCTCTTGCAGAACTTATTAGAATGAGACAGGCTACTGGTTATACTGGTATTCTTTCTTCTAAAATTCAAGAATCTGCTAAACTTGACAGAATGGAAGAGCTTGTCGATGAAGCTGTAGAGAATGGAAAGAAAGTTGTTATCTTCTCTAACTGGACACAGATGACACTGCCTATCTATAACAGACTTGCAGTTAAATATCATGGCACATATATTACTGGTGAAGTTGATAGTGACCAAAGAGCGGAGCATGTAAGAAGATTTCAGGAAGACGATGACTGCAAATTCGTAGTCGGCACTATCGGTGCTATGGGTACTGGTCTCACACTCACAGCAGGTACAGTTGAAATCTTTATGGATGAACCGTGGAATCGTGCAAATAAAGAACAGGCAGAAGACCGCTGTCACAGGGTAGGTACAAAAGAGAACGTAACTATTTACACTCTTATCTGTAAGGATACGATTGATGAAAGAATCAATGAGCTTGTCGAACGCAAGGGTAAAATGGCCGATGCACTTGTAGATGGCAAACTGAACATTGATAAAGGTGCAATGCTTGACTTCCTTCTTAGCTAACATGTTGACACACGTTTATTCGTGTGCTATAATGTAAGCATAGCAGAATTGGGTGAGAGAGAGGTGATGATATGGCGAAAAACCAAGGTCTGTTAAAGTTAGAGGAAGTCGCAGTTCTCGTTGGTGTTTCGTTTAAAACTATCAATACATGGTATGCATTTAAACGAACAAATCCTGAGAATGAGTATGCAAAGCTACTCCCTGATTATATACAAGTCGGTAAAAGAGGGACAAGATATTGGAAGAAAGACGAGATTTGGAAATTCTTTCAATTCCGACAATCTATTCCTCAAGGTAGAAATGGAATCATGGGGTGCGTAACACAGAAATACTACAAAAAGGAGAACAATGATGGCGACAACGTATCTGGAGAAACTTGACAAACTTGTACCACAGTATGCACAAACTAAACAACAGGCAGACACATATAAGAAGCAGAGCGACAAAGAAAATGCTGAGATTAAATCCATCATGACAAGTTTAGCTTTACAGCATTATGAAGCAGGTGGATATAAAGTAGTTCGCTCTGTGCAGAAACGTGAATCCATCAATGAAGAACAGCTTATTGAAATTGCACACAAATATAACATTCCTGATGTTATAAAGACCAAGGAGTATATTGATTTTGACGCTCTTGAGAAAGCTATTTACGATGGCAATATCTCACAAGACATTCTTCTTGAAATGGACAAAGCGAAAGATGTTAAACATGTAGTGCAGTTAAGAATCAGTAAACTTGAGGAGAAAAAGTGATGTATATAAATCCAACATTAGTAGGAATAGTCGGCACACTATTTGTTGAGCTTGTAGCAATTATTGTTATTTCTATTTGGAAAGGAGAGAAATGATGGCAAAGACAACTACAATCAGAGCAACCAGTAGAATCAGTACAAAGGTGCGTGACACATTTTACACATTTGAATACTGTGAAGAGCGACAGATTGAGGAGAATGATGATTTAGAGAAAGAACGTGCTGACCTTTGGGAGACTTGCAATAATGAAGTTGACGCACAGGTCGAAGACGTAATGAATATGTATCAAAAATAATTTTCAAAAAACACTTGATTTCTGCTATAACATGTGATACTATATAAGAGTCGAGAGAGACAAAGAGTTTTCATGAATATCCTCCTGTGAAACTCGTTAAGCCACATGAGTGCAAGACATGTGCAAAGTGAAACTACATATCGTGTGGCCAGAAAGCTACTATCTTTGCTTGCACCAGAGATAGTAGCTTTTTTGTTTATAAGGAGTAAAAATGGGCTATAGAGAAGATTATGAGAAACACTATAGAATGAAGGTACAGCAAGATTGGGATATACATCACATTGATTTTAACCATGACAACAATGATATGAGTAATTTAGTAGCATTACCGAACTATTTGCATCGTGAATTACATAGGGCATATTTTAGGTTTAAATTGGCTAAACAAGACTTTACGCTATCTGATATTAAACTTCACTCAGGAAAGTTGTGTAATCATACAGAGTTTATGCAAACATTATCTGAATATGTGGAAGTTGTAGAAAAATGTACTCCATATATAAATTTAAGAGATTGGAAGGTGTGGTAATATGTCAGATAACAGAGATTTTAAAGGCGTTTGGATTCCGAAAGAGATTTGGCTCAATGAAGAACTTACAATGTTGGAGAAAGTAATATTTGTTGAGATTGACAGTTTAGATGGTCCTGAACATTGCTATGCAAGTAATGAATACTTTGCCACATTCTGTAATTGCAGTGAATCGAAAGTATCAAAAGCCATTAAGAAGTTAAAAGAATTGGGCATGATTGAAGAAGTTTCTTTTGATGGTCGGCATCGTAAATTGAGAGTAGTAAAAAATGCTACTGAGAGTAGTAAAAAATGCTACCCTGAATCGCAAAAAATGCTATCTAATAATACAACAAGTAAAACAAGTAATAATAAAAATTCTTCTAAAGAAGAATTACAATCTGGAAACTTTCAATTCGGCAGTAAACAATCAAAACCTAAGAAAGAGAATTTGTATACTAAATGCGTACAACTGATAGACAGCTATGATTTTAGCTGTTGGGGTAATATACGTGAACAGCTTATAGAATATCTCAATTTCAGATTGGCTGTAAAAGATAAGCCTTTGTATACTAATATGTGGAAAGGTATGCTTAATAAGTTGGCGAATCTATGTGTCGATGATGTTAGTAAGTATGAGCAGGTTATACAGTACAGTCTTGAGAGAGGTTATCTTTCATTTTACGAACCCAATAACTATTCATCTGGTGATGTAAAGAATAAGCCGTGGGAACATGGTGTAAAGTGTGAAACTGATACTGATGAATTTAGTAATTTGATGCGGCGAAGAGGTAAATCAGTATGACAAGAAAAGAAGACTGTTGGTATCGTGAAGTCTGTACTTATGAGCCTTGCACGAATTGTATTCGTTATGTGGAAATGAAGTATCTTATGGAGAATAGTGGTCTTCCTAAAAAGAAGCAGAAGCCAGTTAAACTCGATGATAGATATGATAGGAAAGCATTTGGTGTATTAGACGAGATTCGACTTGATATTGTGAATTTTGTTGAGAACGGCGAATCATTATATATTTACAGTGAAACTACTGGAAACGGTAAAACAAGTTGGGCTATAAAGCTCTTGTTGAAATATTTTGACCAGATATGGGCTGGAAATGGGTTCAGACAGAGAGGATACTTTATTCATGTTCCTGCACTTCTGAATAAGATGAAAAACTTTGAGGATAAAGCATCAATTCAAAAACTCCAGAAGATTCTGACAACAGTTGATTTAGTAGTCTGGGATGATATTGCAAGTGCAAAGTTATCCGATTATGATATTTCACAGCTTTTAATTATTATTGACCAAAGGGTAGCAGATGGTCTTTCAAACATATATACTGGTAATATTACGAGTCGAGAGTCTATGCAGAATGTTTTAGGGGCAAGACTCGCAAGTAGAATATGGAACACATCTACCCTTGTTGAGTTTAAGGGGAAAGATAGGAGAGCAGAATGGTAGGATTGCAGATAATCTCAAAAGTATTAGCCACTCATGATGATTCTATCATTGAGAATAATCTTCTTCCCAGAGAATATTTTGTCGGCTATGAAGATGCTTATGACTTTATACAACAGCATAAAAAAGAATATGGAAATGTACCAGATACAGCTACATTCCTTGCACATGATGACTTTGCTGACCGCTTTGATTTAGTAGAAGTATCAGAGTCAGACAGATACCTTGTGCAAGCAATACGAGAAGAATATCTGTACTTTAAATCTGTGCCAGTTGTGCAGAAGATAGCAGAACTGTTAAAGACAGATGCTAATGCCGCCGCAGAGTATATGATGACTGCAATGAAAGACTTACAGCCAAATTATAATCTCGGTGGTGTAGATATTATTTCACAGGCAGAAGATAGATATAAGCAATTTCTGGACAGAAAGGAAAATCAAGACGAATGGTTCTTTACTACAGGCTTTGAAGAGTTAGATGATTTAATTCACGGTATTCAAAGAGAAGAAGAACTGTTCGTCATTTTTGCACGCACAAACCAAGGAAAATCTTGGGTACTTGAAAAGATTTGTACACATGTCTGGGAGATAGGGTTTAACGTAGGGTATATATCTCCAGAAATGGGGGCGAATAGTGTAGGATACAGATTCGACACTCTGTATAGAAATTTCTCCAATAGAGGTTTAATGTGGGGAAAAGATGATATAGATGCGTTAGAATACGAAGATTATATTAAATCGTTAAAAACCAATAAAAAACAATTCATTGTTTCGACTCCAATAGACTTTGATAGAAAGATAACAATAACAAAACTGCGGAGATATATACAAGAATATAAGTTAGACCTGATAGCTATTGATGGAATTAAATATCTGTCAGACGAGCGATATAAGAGAGGAGATAATCTTACTACATCATTAACAAATATCAGTGAAGATTTAATGGCATTATCAATAGAGCTTCACATACCAGTATTAGTAGTAGTGCAGTCAAATAGAAGCGGTGTAGTTGCAGAAGATGAAGATGAAACTCCTGACCTTGAATCTATTAGAGATAGTGATGGTATATCTCATAATGCAAGTAAAGTATTATCACTTAGACAGACAAAAGATGGCATTTTAAAGATGGGCATAAAGAAGTCGAGATTTGGTTCAGTAGGTGGTAAATTGAATTATCACTGGGATATTGATACAGGCGAATTTGTCTATGTACCAGCAGAAGATGATGCAGAGCCAAAAGAAAGAACAGAAAGAAAAGTCAGGGAAATAAGAAAGAATATATCACAAGATAAAGAAGATGCTTTTTGAGTATTGACAAACATTATACTACATGTTAGAATAGAAGAGTAAAGAGTAGTAAACACTATAGAAAGGAGAACTGCAATGAGGCTGATTGATGCAGACGAATTGATGGAGAAAGTAAAGAAATGGTTGCCACCAGATCCATGCGGAAGAGAAGAAAAGGAGTTCCCGTTTGAGACAGATATTTGTGTCTCAATGCTGATGGAAATAGAGGAAGCGCCGACAGTGGTCGACTTGGTCAGATGCAAGGAGTGTCGGAACAGTGAATATGATTTCGTCACGCAGATACGAGGTTGTTCTTGGTTTCGTATCCCTGTTACTGATGATTTCTTTTGTGCAAAAGGCGAAAGAAAGGAGTAAGGATATGACATGGGGTGATTTGTATAAGCAATTCTGTAAAAAATTTCCTAAGTTAAAAGCAACTGATTATAGACCTTTTGTAGAATGGTATCTGCCCATGCACAGAGCGGGCATTATTGTTTGGCTCGAAAACGGGGACGTGCTTGTGTATATACCGAAACCAGAAAAGGAGTGTAGATTATGACGCCTGTTGTCGCATCTTTTATAGCTGGACTACTTGTCGGATTAGTAGCAGGATTCTTTATCGGTTGGCTTTTTATGTGGGTTATCGTTGTATTGAACAATTAGGAGTGAGAAGATGGATAGTTTTAAAGCATGGTATAAAAATCGGTGGGACTGTATAAACAATAGTATTGATATTCCACTTCTCGATTTTTGTTTTTGTATAGCTTCATTGCCGATTTTAACAGTGATTGAAATTATACTAATTTGCACATGTCCGATATGGGGTATCCCTTTTATTCTTATAAAGTTTTTAAGAGAGGAGTAAAACATGAAAAAATATATCATCGCAATCATCGCATCCATCTTGCTCATCCTTGTTCTCTGCGGATGGAAAAGAGTAGACCACGAAAACATGGACGCTTTCACGTCAATTGGCACTTATAGGGATGAAGAGACAGGTGTTGAGTATATTGTATTCAAAACTGGTTATGGTGCTGGTGCGTGTCCCAGATATAACGCTGACGGTACATTGTATATAAGTGGAGAGGAGTAAGAAGCATGAGTCAAGCTGAGTTAGCTAATGTTGGAAAATTCATTCTTGCATTGTTTGGATATTTTATCGGGACTGGATTATTAGGCACAATCATCTCCGGAGATGATTCGGACGCTTTTCCGGTAGTAGGGTGGGTTATAGGCGGTCTTATGTTTGCAATATCAATATTGTTTGTGTAAGAGAGGAGTAAAGATGGGAAAGAAATATATTATCGATTTGAATCCTGATTGCGTTGAAGGTGAATATTTGAGAATCCCTGCACGCATCGCAGGAGAGGAACAGTGGCTTGTGACAAAAGCGGCACTTACACCCTACACCGAACCCGACTTTGAGCAGGTTAGGAAAGAGGCGTATGAGAAGGGATGGAAAGAAGCCGAAGACCATTATGAAAAAGGATATAATGACGGGTATGACACTGGCCTTTCCGATGCATGGGATGCGGCGAAGAAGCTCGAATTTGGTACGGATAAAGGAGGTATCCCCGCAAGTATCATAGAGGAAATCTTCGGAACTCTCATACCGAACAGAGTGCTGAGAAACTTCACCGCTTCTGAAGCCATCGAGAAAATCCGGCAGTATGAGCAAGAGCAGGAGAATGAATTTAAGGTCGGGGACGAATTTGAGAATGAAAGTGGTAAAAAGTTTGTTGTGCTTAAAATGAACGGCAAAGAAATTGATAGGTATGTTGACGACGATGGTAGTACATATCACATGAATGTGAAATATAGAGTGATGCGAAAAACCGGCCGCCATTTTCCTGAAATCGTTGCCTTTCTTGAGAAGATGCGAGGTGAAAATAATGATTGAAACAAAACAAGAAATACCTATTAAATGGATAGAAAAACAGATAAAGCATAGTTCAGGAATGGAACATGCTATGTGGACAAAACTTCTGCGTAGATGGGAAAATGAACAGATGCGAAAGTACGTAAAAGGATTAGATAATGATAATAAATGACGTACAATTTAATTGTGAGCTTGAGGATATATTGACTGAATTAGTCAGTCAGTTACGAGCAAATGGAAGTCAGCTTATATCAAAACAAAGAAACAGTGGTGACCACATACAGATTACATGTCCATATCATTCTGACGGAATGGAAAGAAAACCATCTGCGGGTATAAGAAAAAGCGATGGAGTATTCCACTGCTTTGCGTGCGGGGAAGTACATAGTTTACAAGAAGTAATAAGTCACTGCTTCGGTCATTATGATGATTTAATAGGTAAATGGGGATGGCAATGGTTAATTCGTAATTTTGCAACAGTAGAAGTAGAGGAGAGAAAAGATGTTGATTTGGATTTTAGTAGGAATAGTGTCGTTCGCAATAGGTCTGTACGTAGGAATCAATTCGTAACAGAAGAAGAATTAGATAAGTATAGGTATACACACCCCTATCTTTATATGAGGGGAATGACAGATGAAATTATTGAACTCTTTGATTTGGGCTGGGATTCAGACATGCAAGCAATTACATTTCCTGTGCGTGATGTTCATGGAAATTGTTTGTTTATTGCTCGGAGAAGTGTAAAAACAAAATTCTTCAATTATCCGGAGGGTGTAGAGAAGCCACTCTATGGATTGTATGAGTTTTATAGAATGATACCAGAACCATCAGATGATATTATAGTCTGTGAATCCATGTTTGATGCACTATCATTCTGGACAGTAGATAAGTATGCAGTCGCCCTCAACGGGTTGGGAAACGAACTGCAATTTAAACAGCTAAGAGAATTACCATGTAGAGAAATAATACTTGCTACAGATATGGATGAAAGAGGGCTGAAAGCAAGAGAGCGGATAAGAAAGAATCTTAATAACACTAAAATCATAGCAGAATATTTTTTCCCAAAAGGTAGAAAAGATGCAAACGATTGCACTAAAGATGAACTGAAAAACTTACAGAAATACTATTGACAAACATTGTGATACATGTTACTATATAGAAGTCGATAGACACAGAAAACTAAAACAGTTGAAAGGAGTAACTTATGGGACGATTTAATTACAAAGAAGCAGAGCACTATGGTGGTCAGGGTGGAGCAGGATTCTTTAGTCTGAAAGATGATAAGGATACTGCAAGAGTCAGATTCATGTATAACAATATTGATGATGTAGAAGCATTTGCCGTACATGAGTTAAAGAGTGATGATGGTAAGCGTAGAACATACGTTAATTGTCTGAGAGATTATAGACAGCCGATGGATGTTTGTCCGTTTTGCAGAGAGCGTATTCCTCAGACTGTTAAGCTCTTTGTTCCGCTTTACAATGTCGATGAAGAGAAAGTACAGCTTTGGGAGCGTGGCAAGAAGTTTATCAATAAGATGACTTCTGTATGCAGTCGATATGCAAAAGCTGATACACCGCTTTGTGCAAATATCTTTGAGATTGAGCGCAACGGTAAAAAGGGAGAACAGACTACTACGTATGAAATCTATCAAGTAGATAAAGATGATACTACGATGGAAGACCTTCCTGAACTTACAGATCCGCTCGGTGGTGTTATCAAAGATAAGACAGCAGATGATATGGAAACATATCTCGAAACTGGTTCTTTCCCTCCTGATGATGACGATGAAGATTCTGCTCCTGTTCGTAGACAGTCCAGAGAAGAAGAGACTACTTACAGACGCAGAACACCCGGCAGAAGTAACAGGGACGTGTACTGATGGGGGATAAGTGATGCCTTTATTCAAAGTTCCAAAAAGAGCTAATGATAAAGCCGTTGCGAAGAAATCTAAATCGAAGCTGAGTGCCACTACTACTGTAAGAGGTGGTAGTGGTCTACTCGGTCAGATAAATCAGATTAAAGCAATGGTCGAGAAGAATCTCGGACAGTTCAAAGATGATTACTTAGTCATTCGGACAGTAGATGACTTAGCTAAATACATTGATGAAGTAATTAAAAATGGTGTAGTAGCTATTGATACAGAAACTACAGGACTTGACCCGATTCTTGATAGCATTGTTGGTTTGTGTTTGTATACACCTAATCAGCCTGCGGCTTATGTTCCTATCAATCATACTTCTTATATGACTGGTGCAAAAGTAGATAATCAGCTTACAGAAGAACAGGTAGCAAATCAACTTGAAGCTCTGTTAAGAAGTAAGCCAGATATTATTATGTTCAATGCCAAGTTTGATATGCGAGTGATTAGGAATCAGCTTGGTGTGAAAGATATTTACTGTATATGGGATGCTTATCTTGCGGCAAGATTGATGAATGAGAATGAAGAGCATAATGGTCTGAAAGCATTACATAAGAAATATGTACTTAATGGACAAGGCGATGCATTTTCATTCGATGCTTTGTTTAAAAACGTACCAGCAGATAAAATTCCAATCAATACGTTCTATCTCTATGCGGCACATGATGCGATTATAACCTATGAGTTATATCAATATCAGAAACAGTTTATGTACTACGATAGAACATGTACGCCAGAAGCAAGAAATGGAATGAATGGTGTTTCATGGGTATTCTTTAATATTGAAATGCCGTGTATTCCAGTAGTGTGTGATATGGAAGATAATGGTATTAAGTTTGACTTTGAGTATAACCAGTATCTTAAAGACAAGTATCACGCATTATTAGAGGATAGAGTAAAGCAATTCAACGCTATATGTGCAACCTATAAAGATGATATAGATGCTTACAGAAGAAAGATGGGGGCGAATTGTAAGTTAGATGACCCTATCAATATAAAATCTTCTACTCAGCTTGCTATATTACTTTATGATATTATGGGCTGTGAAGTTCCGGTAGATAAGAAAACAAAGAAAGAAACACGAACCACAAATGAAGCAACATTAAGAAGTATGGATAATCCAGTAGCAAAAGCTGTATTGGATTATAGAGAGTTTTCTACTATTGTAGATACTTTTATTGATAAACTTCCTCAGTGTGTAAATCCTAAAGACGGTCGTATTCATTGTAGCTTTAATCAGTATGGTGCAAGAACAGGAAGATTTTCTTCTGAGAATCCGAACATGCAGAACATTCCGAGTCACAATAAAGAGATTCGGAAGATGTTTGTAGCATCTGATGGATATGTTTTAATGTCAAGTGATTATTCACAGCAAGAGCCGAAGGTCATGACACAGATGTGCGGTGACCCGAAGATGATTAAAGCATATCAAGAGGGGAAAGATTTATATGCAGAAATTGCGGCATTGTCCTTTAACACAACATATGATAACTGCCTTGAGTTTAGACCAGATGGAACAACTAATCCAGAAGGTAAAAACAGAAGAAGTCAGGCAAAGAGCATCTTGCTCGGAGTGTTGTATGGAAGAGGAGTGCCGAGTATCGCTGAACAGTTGGGAACAACTACAAAAAAAGCACAAGCAATAAAAGATTCTGTATTCAAAGGATTTCCTGCTATTCCTCAATTTGAAGATGATAGCTTAGATATGGCTTATGAAAAAGGATATGTCACTACCTTGTGGGGAAGAAAAAGAAGATTGCCTGACTTACAACTTCCTGAATATGAGTTTAAATGGAAAGATGGAGCACCGCCAGATGATGATTTGTTGGACTTTGATTTAACAGAAGAAATGTCAGAACCAGAAGTTCCAGAAGATATTCAGAGGAAGTATCTGAAAAAGTTACAGAATTGTTACTTTTCTCAGAAGCGGAAAATCTTTGAAGAAGCTAATAAAGAAGGAATATGGATTGTTGATAACGGAGCAAAAATAGCAGATGCACAAAGACAAGTAGTTAATTCAAGAATCCAAGGAAGTGCGGCAGATATGTCGAAATTAGCTATGATTTTAGTCGGCAATGATGAAAGACTAAAAGAATTAGGATTCAGACTTCTTATACCTGTACATGATGAGTTAATAGCAGAGTGTCCAGAAGAAAATGTAAAAGAATGTTCTGAGAGATTTGCACAGCTTATGTCAGATGCCGCTAAGAGTGCTTTGAGTATTCCAATCAAGTGTGATGTTGAATTGACTAAAGCGTGGTATGGGGAGCGGGTGGAATATAATGAATGTTTGCATAGTTAATGATGTTGGTTTTGATGGTGGTGGTATAGCAAAGTTAGGTATAGAATATAGTAAATTGGGGCTCGATGTATATTTTAAAGACATCACGTTACCGTTACAGATTCGACCAAATAAAACTGCAACTGTGAAATTTTATGCTAATGCGGATGACTTAATTGATATTATATCAAAATATGATAGAGTTATTTTTTTAACATTTTATGATAATGATTTAGATTCTAAAGTTGCTACATTATTAAAACTACGATTAGCACTACCAAGTGTAGAATTTTGTTATTTATATTGTGACCGACGAGTAGATAGATTATTGCTATTATTAAAGTTTATGGAAAAATATAATGTGAAATTTGATTATTATTTTTCCATAAACCCTAATATTTTAAGTATTGTACCAAATTGTATCTATTTGAATGTAAATGCGTTTACTTTTTCTAAATCAGACTTTAATAGTAGAAGAAAAAATATAGTTTTAACTGCTGGTAGAGTTGAGGGGTTTAAGGGCACATTATCGTATTTTAATAATATAGATAGCGATTTTTTACACAGCGACTTTTATTATGTACATGAAGGTGCCAGATTTAATTTTAATAAATCTGGAACAATAAGTTCACCGCCTCAGTTGCTTATGTGTTTCGATACAACTGTGAAGCCGAAAAAATTAAGACCTGAGTTTGCGTTTAAACGTTATGGTGAATTACCTGAGTTTGATAAATTAACAATTTACCCATCGTATAGTGTTGACGATATAAATAGGTGGTCAAATTATTATGCTGGTATTTGTTGTATACTTGGTAGTAAAAGTAGTTGTAAAAATATAAAAAGTTTAATCGGTAATAATTGGGTTGTAGAGAACTCAAGAGAAAATAGTTTACTCACAAAAAAGGCTAAAATTTGGGGGTCAGCAGTTGAGTATGCGAATTTAGAAATGATTGATTGTGGTTTGCCAGTTTTATTTTCACGAAAATATTCTGAAATAATTGATTTTCATGAGGATGCCTTAATTTATGATTCATTTTCTCAAATACCGGATAAATTAGATGGGTTGAAGGTTAATTATTCTACGATTCAACAAAAACAGCATGATTTATTTGTTGACAGACAGCACATAATCAATGCGCAAATAAAACAAGTATTTACAGAGTCATTGAGGGTAATCTGATGAGCCGCTTGTTTCCAGTTAAAAATAAAGAGATAATTGTTGATAAAAAATATAGTACAAAGGTAGACATACCACAATATTTGCCCAGTAGCATAAAACCAAATTTGTGGGAATTGTATGACAAAACTAAATATACAAAGTTGGTGAGAAATATAGCATTATCAAATGTCCCAGAAGAAGTGAAGGATTTCTTAATGTTTGCCGCAACAAGACATATAGTGTTTAATTATGCGAAGATAGCAGATTATTATGCACATGCAGAGCCTGAAATTCAGCGTCTTATGGAGCAGTCTGCATTAGTCATTCTTGATATAGATGATGCTATAGCTAACGGTTACGTTAAACTTTCTGAAAATATTAAAAAGTTATTGGGGGTTGATTGTGATAAGTAGTATAACTGGTGATAAAATGTTTGCGCACATTGACCGAGTATTTGGCAATCAAAAGCCTATAACAGCAGATATTTTTCTCAATAACTATTGTAATAATAACTGCCCGTATTGTACATATAGACGTTGGGAATTAGATGATGATGCAAACTATATGTCAATTTCAGATTTTATAAAGTATGCAAAAAGACTTATAGAGCTGGGTGTACAAGGTTTTATTCTGACTGGTGGCGGTGAGCCTACCATATCAAAAGATTTTGACAAAATTGTTGATTGGTTAGATTCTCATAATATTAAGTATGGTATCAATACAAATTTTAATAAGTATATTATATGTAACCCAACATATTTAAAGGTGTCGCTTGATGCTTGGGATAATGAAAGTTATAAAGATAGGCGAGGTGTAGTTGGTATCTATGAAGTTGTACGAGAGAATATAATAGAGTTTGCACATCATAAACAACCAACAACTAAACTTGGTATTCAATTACTTGCAAAATCAGTAGAAGAAGTTTATAAGTTTTATGATGGCAATAAAGATTTACCAGTTGATTATATAAGTATTAGACCTATGGAATCAACTAATGGTAGCTATTATAAAAATCTACTGCCGGAGTATTCTGATTCATTACCGTTTAATATTATCACAGCAATAAAGCAGATACAAAGTTTAGATAGTCGGGTTACATTAAACTATAAGTGGTCTATGTTAGATGTTCAGCAAGAAACCTGCACTGCGCAGTGGGCTCAAATTGCACTGAATGAGAGCGGTGAAGTTATGTATTGTTGCCACAAACCGTATCAAATAATTGGTCATATAATGGATGATGATATTTTGATTAAAAAAGAAGCCGCTATAACAAATATGTCAATGTGTGATATACCTTGTAGAATGACTGGTCCAAATTATGAGGTTTATAGAATGTTAAAAGCTAAAACTGATGTGGAGTTTATATAAATGAGAGATGATTTTGCTATATTTATATTGACACACGGTAGAGCTAATAATATGCATACGTATAAAGCTCTACAAAAAGCAGGTTATACAGGTACAATAATATTTGTATTAGATAATGAAGATGAAACAGTAGAGGATTATTATAAAAATTTCGGTAAAGATAGGTGCATAGTGTTCAATAAGGCACAAGTAGCTGAAAGAGTAGACACTATGGATTTATCTAAAGATAGGCGGGCTATTGTTTTTGCAAGAAATGTGTGTTGGGATATAGCTAAACAGTTGGGTTATACATATTTCTTACAACTTGATGACGATTACTCTAATTTTAGAGGTCGAGTTGAAATAGACGGCAGTTTACGAACCTTTTATGTGAAAGATTTTGATAGGCTTGTTGATATTGTACTTGAATTTTTGGAAAGTTCTGGTGCATCAACAGTTGCTATGTCACAGATAGGTGATTTTATAGGTGGGGTTGGTTCAAAAGTGTTTAAAGAACGATTGACCAGAAAGGCGATGAATAGTTTTTTCTGTAAAGTTGATAGACCAATACAGTATTATGGTCGTATGAATGAGGATGTAACTGCTTATGTTTTAAATGGTAGTAGAGGTCAATTATTTTTTACACTTGCAGATGTTTCAGTAGACCATTTAGGCACACAATCATTAAGTGGTGGCATGACAGCATCATATCAAGATTCTGGTACATATATAAAAAGTTTTTATACTGTTATGGCTTGTCCATCATCTGTAAAGGTGTATGAAATGGGAGATAATCATAAACGTATTCATCATCGTATAGATTGGGATAGTGCTGTACCTAAAATTATTAGCGGTAGATATAAGAAAGGAGAAAATGCATGAAAACAATGACATTGCGAGTACCAACCAGAGTACACACCAGAAAACTTGACAGAAATGTAGCAAGAGAGAGGATGAAGAAAGCTGGCATTAGACACATGAATAAGACTTATCCTCAATCTTATACAGATGCTTTTGGCTGTCAGTATATTGTTCGGAATGATAGCTATTTTGCTGAGAACTGGAGAACTACTACTGCAAATAGGGCATTAGAGAAATAATTGAAAGGAGAAAACTATGAAATTTACAATCGGCACAGAACTGATGAAAGATGTGGTGGCAAGAGCAATTAAGGGAGCTGGTAATAATAAGCTCATTCCTATCACCGGCATGATGTGCATTAGACTGCAAAACGGTGACCTTACTGTTATTACTACAGATGCTACCAATTATTTGTACATTAAAGAACAGCATGTAGCAGGTGATGATTTCTATGTAGTAGTAGATGCTAATCAGTTTGCAAAACTTGTCGGTAAAATGACAAGTGATAATATCACCATGACTGTAGATAGTAACTTTACACTTACAGTTAAAGGTAATGGTACATATAAGATTGAGCTTCCTATTGACGAAGACGGTAATCTTGTGAAATTTCCTGATGCTGTAGTTACGGCAAATACAGATAAAGAGATTACTCTGAATCGTTCTACTATTCAGGTGATTCTTGAGACAATTAAGCCTGCACTTGCAGTGACTATGGAGAATCCTCAGTATACAGCATACTATATGGCTGACAAAGTAGTTGCTACAGATTCTTATAAGATTGCAAGTCTTAATATTCCCATTTTTGATGAGCCCAGACTTGTGAGCAGTGAGCTTATCGACCTTGTGTCTGTGATGCGTGCAGAGAAGATTGCAACAAGTATCGGTGATACAGATATTGTTCTTGAGACACCTGATTGTACGATTGTTGGTAAGTTTGCTGACGGTCTTGATGATTTTGCTATTGAGCCAATTTCTAATCTTGTGAATCAGGAATTTGATAGCTTTTGCGCTGTTCCGAAGAATGAACTTCTCCAGACACTTGACAGACTGTCCCTGTTTGTCGGCACATATGATAAGAACGCAGTAGACCTGACATTTACAAAAGAAGGCTTACAGATTTCTTCTAAGGCATCGAGTGGTGTTGAGATTATCAATTATATTTCCAGTAATAATCATACAGATTATACTTGTGCTGTGGATATTCTGATGCTTATTCAGGAAGTAAAGGCTATTCAGAATGATAAGATTGAAATGTACTATGGTGATGATTCTTCTATTAAGCTCGTAGATGGCAACATTACAATCGTTATTGCTCTTATGGATGATGAGTCTGATTACGAAGAAGAGTAAAATTTACTATTGACAGAGTATTGAACGTGTGATACAATGTTAGAGTAAAGAAAAGCAGAGTGCTACAGAAGTAGCAGAAAGGAGCTTATAATGAAGTTGATTAGTAAAATCGTAGCGGTGAGTTCGTTTATGACTGGAAGTGCGTTGCTTACATTCTCTGTAAGTAATTTAGAGTTTCAGGAGTATGCAAGCTCACCGCTTATTGATTGGAAAATTTTAGCTGTAGCAGGAATCATTGCATTGATTCCATTTGGTGTGATTATGATTAGAAGGGGGTTAAATTGGCGAGACAATCTTTAAAGAATGTAATACGATTGATTGATGCCGCTAAAGAACAAGTGCCAGTAGAGCAAGAGTTCTTAGCTGATTTGAAGCGGTCTATCGAATTGAACGACGAGAAAGGTAGAAGATTACCGAGTAAGACATATAAACCATCTGGTATGAATTGTATGCGTGCAAGTTATTATCAGATAATGGGTGTAGAACCTGATGAATCAAGTTCAAGCTATACAATGGTGGGAATTTGCAATTCTGGCACAGATATTCACGTTAGAGTACAAACAGCTGTGGCTGAAATGAAGGAGAATGGTATTGACTGTGAGTATCTTGATGTGGCAGATTTTGTAAAGAGTCGAGAGCTTGATAATCTTGAAATAAAGTCAAAGAGTGGTATGGAGACAAAGCTCTATCACAAACGACTCAATATGTCTTTCATGTGTGACGGTATTATAAGATATAAGGATAAGTATTATATCTTAGAGCTTAAAACCGAAAGTAGTTATAAGTTTATGAATCGTCATGATGTAGACCCGAGCCATTATAATCAGGGTACAGCATATTCTCTTGCGTTTGGTCTTGATAATGTTCTGTTCGTTTACATTAGTCGGGACATTCTCGATATGAAGGCATTTATGTTCAATGTTACGAATGAAATGCGGTCGCATTTGGTAGATTATATTGATGAGTGCGATAGTTATGTGAAGAGACAGATAGCTCCGCCTAAGCCTGAGAATGTAGCTCGTAAAACATGTAGTTACTGCGGATACAAGACTCAATGTAAAAAGGATGGATAATATATGGAATTAAAGAATTGCCCGTTTTGTGGTGGCAAAGCATATTTAGAGAGGTCGCACAGAGCCTTTATCAATGCACAGCCAGCTAAAGTATGTTTTGTTAGATGTACAGAATGTAATGCACGTTCTGGCAGAGTTAATATTTTAGATTATGGTCATAGTTCTCATAGTAAAGAAGCAGAAGAAAAAGCTATTGAAATGTGGAATAGGAGAGTATGATGAATAAAGATAAGCCTACAAAAGAGCAGTTTGAAGATTATGTACGTATTCAGATGAGTGGAGTAACAAATATGTTCGCTATTCGTAATGTGTGTGAGCTGTCTCATACCAATCTTACGACAGATATTTGTCTCTATATAATGAACCACTACGAAGAGCTTATGGAAGAATATGGGGTAAGAATAGATGCCACCTAATTATGGAAAAGAATTTGAAGGAGTAGTAAGAAAAGCATTTGAGCAAGTGCCAAATGTATCTATAGACAGACTGCATGACCAGACTACGGGGTGGAAAGGCAGTTCTAACATCTGCGACTTCATTGTATACAGAGAGCCTTATGAATATTACTTTGAGTGCAAGTCTGTTCATGGAAATACACTACCATTCAGCAACATTACAGATAAGCAATGGCAGGGCATGTTAGAGAAGTCACAGATAGAAGGAGTATTTGCAGGAGTAATTGTTTGGTATATTGATAAAGATGCAACATTCTTTATACCGATTCAGACACTTAATCATGATGAAAGTATTGGTCATAAAAGTATGTCATGTAAATCTTGCTATGAGTATCCTTCTATTGTAGAAATAACTGGTAAAAAGAAACGAGTTTTCTTTGACTACGACATGGAGAAATTTTTAAATGAATTGTCCTAATTGTGGCGCACCAATGAAAGATTCACATAAGTGTGAATACTGTGGGTCAGAGTTTTATACAGCTAAACTTGATGGAAATAATGTAATTTTTATGCTCGGCAACGAAGCGGTGCATTGTTATCTTAGTCGAATAGATGTGGTAGATTGCTCACGTTATGATTCTGGTAGAGATATAGATGGACGTATTAAAAAAGTCGAAATAGTAACTAAACGAAAATTTACGTTAATGGAGGTTTAAAATGATTTACATTGATGTTCCACAAGTAGCATATAAAACATGGGCACTTGAATATAGAATTTATGATAATGATGGTAATAGAAATCATTTGATGGAGCAGGAAGCTGAACAGGATTTAGAACGGGTGTTATCTGATTATAGATATTCTACAGAGCATGACCATGTGGGGTGAAATATGAATTTTAATTTAACAGATGAAGAAGCTATGAGCCAGATTCTTGATGTACAAGCTGATGTAGAAGAGAAGTCAGGAATAATGGATGATATAGTGAATGACATTATACAGCCATATTGTCGTGACTTGGATAATTATGTATTGTTCATTAAAGATTGTCTGAAAGATGGAGAAAATCCTCCTACTACAGATGAGTTAGATGATTTTTGCCTTAATCTTTCCACATACATTTATTTTGCTGGCGGCATGACAGAACAGCTTGGTATTCGTGATGATATATCTAAAGCGGTGTATAAAGAAATGTATCATACAGCAAGAGCAAGTCAAGATAAGGGAACAGTAGCAGATAAAGATTCTCTTGCTGAGTTGGCAAGTCAAGAACAGTATATAGTATCTTCTGCCTATAGCAGAGCTTATAAGACACTAAAAAGCAAGGTAGAAAATGCACAGGAACTTTTATCTTCTTGCAAAAAAGTTTTGTCAAGACGTATGGCAGAATATGAGCTTACCAGAATTGGAGGAAAGTGATGTTCGATTTTTGGATATGATTGGCACTTATGCAGATAGAAAAGTCGATAGGTTTGAAACCGATTTATTTACTATTGATACTGCATTAGTTACAGACAGAGCACAGCCGTATGAAACAGCAATAGCACATAAAAATTTTAGAGGCGGCGAATGGATTATTCTTGGCTGGAGACGGACAAAAGAAGAAGCACAAAAATTTCATGATGAACTGGTTGCGTACTATACTTGTCATGGAGAAACTGTGCAAAAAATCGAAGATGTTTATGAGCATGTAATATTTACCAGAAAGGAGAAAGAGTAATGGTACAAGAGTTTCAGAAGCATGATGTTGTCCAGTTTAATGAGAATCATAAATGGTGTGGTAGTCTTGGTATTATTACAAAAGTGAAAGCTCTTGAAGACGATATTAAGTATATGGTAGCTGTACCGATTCCAGAAAAAGGGATTGCTTATATTTTTGTATTGGAATCTGAAAATGCTATCGAGTATATTGGTCGTGCAGTTCTTACAGATAGTGAAGGAGAAGATGAATAATGGAACATATCATTCAGTTTGGTGTTACTATTGATGATGAAAGGATTAAACAGCATATTGAGGACAAAGCAACTAAGCAGATATGTGATTCTATTACCCAGTCTATGAAAGACAAGCTGTTTAATAGTAGATACAGTGGTGGGTTTTCATATGAAGTTGAAGAAATGATAGGAAAATTTTTAGATAAGTATAAGGATGAGATTATCACAAATGCGACAGCTCAGGTTGTAGAGTCTATTAAGCGCAGTAAGAAATATAAGACAGCATTGGCACAGATAGCGGAGGAAATGATTGGTGAGTGATATTCATAAAGACGATAGTGGAAAGCCTATTCTTACTCTTGTACCCAGAGAGATTATTTGGGGCATGGCTTATGTCAGAATGTATGGTCTGAATAAGTATCCAGAGACAGGTGAGCATGGATGGAAGAGTCTTGAAATAAATAGGATTCGTAATGCCGCATACAGACACTTTATGCGTTATCTTGATGACCCAGATGGTGTTGATGATGAGAGCGGACTTCCTCATCTTTGGCATTTAGCTATAAATGTAGCGTTTCTGTGTGAGAGAGAGAAATTCGGATTGTGTGATGCAGAGTGGGTAAGAATACATGAAGGTGAAGTAGAATGACAGTACAAGAAGCGTTTGCCAGAAATCTTTCAATGTGTTTAGCAGAAAGGCATTTATCAGCATATCAACTTGAGGCAGAATCTGGTATAACTCAAACTACAATTTATAGTTATACAAATTGTAATAATAGAACACCAAATCTACATTCAGCATATAAAATTGCGAAAGCACTTGGTGTTACTATAGATAGTTTATTGGAGGGTTGTGACGAATGATTAAAGTAGAAAAGACAGAAGTGTGGGGATTTGAACATGCTATTCGTGGCATGAGAAATCCTAAGAATAGTTGGGATAGAAGTGACACCGATTTTGATGTTCAATATTATGATTGGGATTGCAATGAAACAGAATACAAAGCTGTCGATTTAGGTGATAATGATTTATCTTTGATGCAAAAACTATACAAAGCAGGGCCAGAACATAGAAAGTATCTCAGACAGATTTTTGTCAGCATGGATATTACTGCCCCTTTTTACTGGTGGAAGGAATTTGACACCTATAAGGTTGGTACAACTGCTGATAGTTGTTCTACCATGCACAAGATTCATGCCAAAGAATTTGAATTGGATGATTTTAGCTGTGAGCATTTGATAGATTTTCACGGTAAAGGTGAGTTTTCGACAATGGGAGTTATTCTCAACGATTTGAACTGGTCGAGAGAAAAATATCTTGAAACAAAAAATAAAGAATATTGGTGGCAGATGATTCAGCTACTTCCATCTTCCTATAATCAGAAGCGTACTGTTACATTTACCTATGAAAATGTAGTATCTATGATTAGACAGCGTAGTGGCCATAAACTTGATGAGTGGCGTAATTTTGTAGAGATTCTTAAAGACCTGCCATACGTTAGGGAGATTATAGATGAAGCCGATAACATTCGCAGAGTTGAAGAGGATTCAAAAGCTGAGTCTTAATGAATTTAATCGTTGGATAACAGCATTGTGCAAAGAGATATATGAAGATGGTCTGAGAGAGGGCGAATCAGAATTTGATGATGCCGCAATACTAACAGCAGATAGATTGATGGAGATAATGCTGTCTGTAAAAGGTATTGGTAGAAATAGAGCAGAGCAGGTATTAGAAATTATTCTGAATGAGCAGGAGAATATATGAGTTGGGGTAAATATATAGTTGCAGTAATTTTTACAATTTTCTTTTCCTCAATAGTTATGTTAGCAGATTTACCAATAGATAATAATGTTGTGTGGCTCGGTTTCTGTATACTCGGTAATGCATTTATTCTATATCAGGAGAATTGAAATGGGGTTAAAACTTGATGAGATAATAAAGCAAACAAATAAAAGATTTGGCGAAGAGATAATGACTCACGGTATATCACAGTTTGATTGCAAAAAAATACCATTTACTTCTCCAAGAATGAATTACTGCACATTTGGTGGCATACCGATTGGTAAGATTACAGAATTTTATGGAGAAGAGCATGGTGGTAAAACAACAACGGCATTAGATATTGTTGCCAATTATCAGCAATCTGATGATGACCGTGCTGTGTTATATGTTGATGCCGAGAACACATTAGATAGAGAGTGGGCTACAAAATTGGGCGTAGATGTAGAAAAGCTCATAATTGTACAGCCAAAAGCACAGTCAGCAGAAGATATATTCCAAATAATAGAAGATGCAGTAGATACAGGAGAAGTAGGGTTATGGGTACTTGATAGTATTGGTGTTCTTGTATCTTCATTAGAATTAGACGAAAAGAAAACCTATGAAGATAAGACGTATGGTGGTATTTCGTTGCCTTTAACAAGATTCTGTAAAAAGATTGAAATGTTGATGAAGCGACATAATTGTACTGGTATCGGCATCAATCAGATGCGTGATGATATGAATAGTATGTGGGGTGGGCAAAAGACTCCGGGTGGAAAAGCATGGAGACATGGTTGTTCAGTTCGTATGCAGTTTAGTCGTGGTAAATATACTGACGAAAAAGGAAATGAACTGAATAAGTCAGCAGACGCACCAGCAGGTAATATTGTTCTTATGTCAATGACAAAGAATAAATTTTGTCCGCCAAGTAGAAGAACAGGATTTTATTCATTGAATTATGATACTGGAATAGATTATATGAAAGACTTAATAGACGTAGCCATACGTATAGATGTTATACAGAAGTCTGGTGCATGGTTCGATATTGTAGACACTGAGCTTGGAGATATTATTAAGGGTAAACTTCATGGTCAGCCTGCGGTAAGAGAGTTTCTTGAAGAGAATCAGGACGTATTGAAGAGGGTTGAAGAGTTAGTCGAAAAATTTATTAAAAAAGATTGAGAAAAACGCTTGCAATCTATGAAATAGTGTGATACAATGTTTACATCAGTTGAGAGCAACGACTTGAAGTAGTAACGTAGTCGCTATGCTGTTCCTGGAAGTGTGTGTGTCGTTGCTCTCAATCTGATAGAAACGGAGTGAATATGTTAAAACTACTAAGTAGTTGGAAAGGTGCAGTCGAGATAGACGGCGAAAAGTTCGATTCTGTACAAGACGCTCTGAGAGCTTCTAAGACGTTCGACAAGAAGATACATATAGTTTTACATTCTTCTATGCAGAACGTCACACAGAGCACGACAGACAGCTTAAAACAGACAATAGAACAAGCTGATAACAGTATAGAATACGAAATTAAAGTAAAGAAGTACATGACACAGCCTGCTACTCCTGCATTTGATTTTATGGCAAAATGGAATGATGATAAGCCGATGCCAATGAGAATCATGCGAGGTACAGTAGAGAAAGAAACTCGTGGAATGGTTTATATGAATCTTCATGGGTTCGCACAGAAAACAATAACATGTGCGTGCTGTGGAAAAGAGTTAACAAATCCAATCTCACGACACTATGGTATTGGTCCGATTTGTTTAGGAAAGCTCGGTATTGTCAATGCGATTGATGATATTGAGAACATCAAAGAACAGTTGGTAAATGTTAAGTGGAGTGGGTGGATAATAAAATCAGCAATTACAGAAAGAAAGGAGATTACAAAATGATTAGTTGTGACAAGGGACAGATTAAGATTGATGGCCGCAAGACTGAAATCATGGCAGAGTTTACAAGTCTTGCTCATGCACTTATTGAGGACGATGGTGAGCAGGTGCTTACTAAGGAAGAGCTTGATATGTGCATTGACATGGCGAAGATGTCTGAGGAAGAGCTTGATGATGGCATTAAGTCTATGGCTGACAAGATGAGTCCTGAACATCTTCTTGGTGCATTGATTAGTACACTTGCAGACTTGAAAGATATGTGAAGCACGCTCCTCATAAAGCGTGAGGAGAATAAAATAAAAAATGCCAAAGGAGAAAAATCTATGAACAGGTGGTATAATAAGTTCGTCAATGATGGCGCAGACGGCTTCTGCGCCGTATAAATAAAAGTCACACTATTTATACGATAAGATTTATACTATAGCGGTGCAGTCTTTAAATGACTGTTAAATGTCCAGAATTGATTTGTGCGCACAAAGAGGAAACAGCCGCACATGCTATCTTGGTGGAATTGGTAGACACGTCGGATTTAAGCTCCGATTCTGAAAGAAGAGTGTGGGTTCGAGTCCCACAGATAGCATTTACAGTATGCTTGGTCATGCAGAAAGCGATATACTGTAAGGGTTTTTGTTGAAGTTGTCCCTATAAGAACATCAACAGTGGGGGACGCCCTAATCCCAGTGCGTCCCTACTTATAGAGACTTAACTCAGTTGGTTAGAGTACCTGTCTTATACACAGTTGGTCCTGGGTTCGAGTCCCAGAGTCTCTATGCGGGGTTAAGAGCAAATGTGGGTAACCCAGTGAGGTGTCTGTTTACAGATACTTCAGGCCAATTATTCCCGATGTGTCGTTATCGGTTTACGTTAAGCCGACCAAGGGGGTGTAAGCGTAGACAAAGGGTACAACAGTGATGTGGTTGTTAGAGTATGTCAATGGCAACAGTCTGTCTCCATCAACAGACAACGAAGGTTCAAATCCTTCTGCCTCCGTGCAACTATCAACCTTCCATTGATAGTTTGCCATTTTATATCTTCTTTCTTTCAGAGTGGCGTTAGCTGACCACTAGCGCCACGCATAGCCCCTTCGCCAAGAGGTAAGGCGGGCGGCTTTGACCCGCTAATTCACTGGTTCGATTCCAGTAGGGGCTGTTATCGCCGGGGTAGTTGTCCCTCCCCGCACGGGGAGGGTGGATTGAAATAAAGGAGAATTGTTATGACAAATGAAGAGTATATTAAAAAGGCGGATTCTGAAAAGCTGTCGCAGTTGCTTTGTTGGATGTCAGATTGTTTACGATGCAAAGTGAGTGACCGTTGTAAGATGGCTAAAAATGGCTATATGCAGTGGTTAAAAGAAGAGCATAAAGATGATTAACACATATGATATTTTTACTGGACATGATTTGCAGATTGCAGAGAAAATCCAACAAAGACGCTATCAAATGCTTATCCACTCTTGCTTGTATTATCATTTAAATAATAATATAATATCAGATAAACAGTGGGATAGTTGGGCAAGAGAATTGCGAGACTTGCAGAATCAGTATCCAGAGATTTCAGAACAAGTGCGGCTTTATGAATATTTTAGTGATTGGGACGCTAGTACCGGTGCATTTCTACCAATAACACTTGATTGGGTAATTGCAAGAGCAAAGACATTTATCACTAAAGTAGAAAAGAAGAAGTTGCCGCAAGTTCAGAAAAAGAAGAAACAAGCAAGCCGGCGATTGTTTTAACCGACTTGCATTTTTTTTATTTTTAGGAGGTTATATGGCAATATATTATCGTATTCAAACAGGAGCATTTGCGTTAAAGCGCAATGCAGAAAAACAAGCCGCAAAGATAATAGAGCAGTTGAATGTACGTGCGGTTGTAGTAAAAGAGGGAGTATTCTACAAAGTTCAGGTTGGTGCGTTCAGCGATTCCAAAAATGCGCTGGCAAGATTTAAGTTACTGCAAAGCGCAGGATATAAACCAATTACGACTACTGTTGATATACCAGAGCCGGCAGAAGATGAAGAAAAGTATGTTGAAAACCATCGTACTAGAGTCTGGGCTATCGACTTCATGGATGAAGATGAAAAGCAGTTTGGTGACGCTACAGCAATCATTGAATACGGCGAAGATGATAAGACGATTGAGCATGTAATCCTTATTGATACAGCAAAAGCATCTTCCACAACTGTAAAGAAGCTGAAAAAAGCAGGTGTTAAGACCATAGATGCTGTTGTTATAAGTCACGCACATGGCGACCATTATGGTGCACTTACAGATGTACTCAAGATATTTAAGGTAAAGCATCTTTATCTGCCAGACTGTAAACAGCTTGATAAGTACCAGAAAAGTTATGGCAATGCGATTAGAAATCAAGAGAAGAAAGCAAAGAAGTGTGGTATTCCTGTAACATATCTGACTACAGGTAGAAGTTTTACTGTAGGAAGTATTACATGTGATTGTGTTTACCAACTTCCTGCATCTGCTGTTTCTGAACATGACAGCCATCACTTTGTTAATAACGAATCTATTGTTACCCGATTTACTATTGATGGTACATGGGTTTATCACAGTGCAGGTGATTTACAGAACGCAGGAAATAATGCATTAATCAGAGCCGTTAAAAATTTGAAGGCTGATATTTTTAAGTGTCAATGGCATGGTGATGCGAACGCAACAAATACAGGCATCTGTGAAGCTGTAAAGCCAAAAGTAGCATTTAGCAATTATCATCATGCAGAGCGTTCTGGACGTGGAACAACTCGTAAAAGACTTGAAGCTGTTGGCGCTGTTGTGATGCGCAATCATGAGGATGGAGATATTTACTTTGATTGTGTTGGCAATAAGATGACGGTAACATGCTCCAAGAATAAGAGTGAAAGGGTATTTATTAAATGAATTATAAAGTATTCCTAACATCCAGTGATAAAGCTAAACGACAGAAAAAAATCTCTACACCATGTATAATTGCTATTGAGCCAGAAGATTTTACAAAAGAAGAAGTCAAAAAGCTGAAAGATAAGGGCTATACGGTTCTTGGGTATCTGAATGTTGGCTCTGTTGAGAATTATAGGTCTTATTATAAAGACCTTCAAAAGTACGCATTAAGTAGGCTTGAAGATTGGCCTGATGAGTATTACCTTGATTTACGGAGAACAGCAGTTAGAGATTGGTGTATTAAACGTGCTAAAGCAATTAAAGCACAAGGTTGTGATGGTTGGTGGATAGACAATCTCGATGTTTATGAAGAGTACAAAAGTGTTGCTATGTTCAACGCTGTTGAGTCAATTCTTAGAAGAATCAAGGGCATAGGCGGTTATGTAATGATAAATGGTGGCTCTCTGTTTCTTCAGGACAAGTTTGATAAAGAGTCTAAGTTAGGAGTATATAAAGTACAGTGTGGAGCATTTAGCGGATATGATAGTGCAGAGAATCTTTCAAAAAGTTTGCGGCAGAATAATATAAAAACCGTAATAAAGATGGAAGATACTACAGGCAAGATGCTGTATAAAGTACAGACTGGAGCATTTTCTGTATTTAGTAATGCATATTCTCAGATGTGTGGCATACGAGGGTTAAATTTTAGTGCTTTTATTAAACTTGAAGGCGGCGATGCAGAAGAACTTCCTGCAAATACATATATTGATGGTGTAACTCAGGAAGAAGTATTTACTCTTATTAAAGATTATGATGGAAAGGGAAAATTTGGCAGTCAAGAATCAAAGCAGAGCCATTGGTATAGAGAGCATATGTCAAGAGTGAAAACACATGGCATGGATACATTTCTTCTTGAGTATTCGTCAAGTCCAGAAATGGTGAAAAAGATAAAAGACCATGTTAAGAAGTATGATTTGACAGGATATTATGTATCAAGTGATGTAGACCTTTAAAAAACTTGTAAAAATCGTCAAAAATCGCTTGCATTATCAAGTATAGTGTGATACAATGTTTATGAAGTCGAAAGACAGAGAACATTGTATCACATTTTTTATGAAAGGAGAAAAGAGTTGGCAGAAATTACATTGAGAGATGGAACAGTTGTGAGCGGTAAACTTTTGTTTAAGTATGTTTCGTTTGAGGGTGATACGAGATACATTTTTTATGTGGAAGGTCGTGGTGAAGTTCGCTGTGTGTTTGAGAATTATGAATACAAGGAGTATGTAGCATAAGAAAGGAGAAAGTTGATGGCAAAATTCAAAGTTGGTGACAAAGTAATGGTAGTTGATGACGGCAAAAGATATGATACTTTTACAGAGTGGTTTGCGGTGCATCGTGAACATCTTAAAACCGAGTGGTTGGTTAAATATCGTTATAATGACGATGATATTATAACAGGTGATATATGCACAGTGTTATACTGTGCACCACATATCAAGAATACGAGTGCTATGCTGTATCTTATCGAACACAGTGATGGTTGTGTGTATCTCATTGGTGAAGCTGGTATTGAACTTGCAAGCAGAAAAATGACTCTTGCAGATATTGAGCAGGAACTTGGTTATAAAGTAGAACTTATTAGAGAGTGGGAAAAATGAATAGACCGACCAGATATTATAGTAAGAAGCAGGAGCAAAAAGTAGCAAAGTCTGTTGGCGGTAAAAGACAACCAAATTCTGGTGCCACAGTTTTTCAGAAGGGTGATGTAATCACGGATGATTTTCTGATTGAGTGCAAAACAAAGACCGCAGATTGTAAATCTTTTACAGTCAAAGAAGATTGGCTTTTGAAGAATGAAGAAGAAGCATTTGCAATGGGCAGAGAATCAGCATTATGTTTCGACTTCGGTCCGAGTGCAAATAAGAGATATTATATTATTTCAGAGCGGCAGTTTCAGTTGTTACAACAGTGTTTAGGAGAAGGGAGAATTTAAAATGAGTGATATGAGTTTGGAAATGATTCATAAGAATCTGACAGATTGGCTTGATGACATTGTTACTGGTGTAAAAGCAAGTCAGAGACAGATACAGTGTAGACCAACAGATGAGTATGCATATGCTTCTGTTGGTGAGGATAATCCAATTCTTCTTCACGGATTTGAATATGCTGTAGAAGTGCTCCAGCCAAAGGTTCAGTATTGTGTCAGAGACTTCTGGGTTAAGTATCATAATAAAGAAGAGTATAAAGACACACCTAAGTGGGCGAAGTATTTTAATTATGATGGCGTTTACTTTTTTACATATGTTTATTCTGAAAGTGAGGTAGAAAATGCGAGGGAGCAAAGTAGCGATTCTGGAACACTTGAGGAACTTCCCGTACTTGACTTCTAAAGAAGCATTTGAAAAGTACGGTATTACAAGGCTTGCCGCATGTATTTTTGACCTGCGTGAAAAGGGTTATGAGATTGATACTGTAATGGTTGAGACAACTACTCGTTTCCATGAGCCGTGTAAATATGCAAGATATGTACTGATAGGAGAGCCAAATGAAGAAAGACGTTAAGTATAAGGAGATAGACACATTTGTTACAAATGCGGTCTATATTGCAAAAGCACAAGGAACATTAAGAGAATTTGAAGATTATTGCGGTTTATCGCCAGGATACTTTTCAAGAAGAACATTAGGAACACAAAGAGCGTTATCTTTACAGACCGCACTTCTTGTTGCAGATTATCTTGGTAAAACAATAGATGAACTTCTTAATCCTAATTTGAAGCGTGATTTAGAGTCAAAGCGTTTACAGGAGAAAATGGAACTTATTGAACAGCAAAGATTATCAATGACCGAGGGGGTAGAATGAAAAATCTTACAAGAGAACGGGCGTTAGAACTTCATCGTCAGATGTGGTCAGATATGCAGAGAGATTTGGGGAATCACCCAAGTCGTGATGAAAGGTGGTCATATAAAGAAGATTGGATTCATTCTCATTTTCCGAACGAGCATGTTTGTAATTTGTGTTTTCTTTGCGAATACTGTGTCAATCAGCAATTTTCAACCAGTAGTAACTTTGATTATGATAAATGTGTATGCCCTATAAAATGGCCTCGTGGAAGATGTGAAGAGGGTGAGGATTCTACGTGGTATAATATGCCTATTTCAAAACTGTTAGAATTGCCAGAGCGTGGTGATGAAGAGATAGAAGAAGAGATAGAAGAAGAGCCTGCTGATGTGAAAGATGGTTTATATTTGTGTGATTTGGAATATTCCGCAGAAGGCGAATGTACAGGTTATATGTATCTCACAGAGCAGGAATATGAGACTGTTAAAAGAGTGGTGAATACTTGTAATTGGCATAATATCTATGATGAAGGCTATGCTGGGTGTTTATCTATTTATTGTAAGAAGTTGGAGGAAAGATAATAATAATGAAAACATTAGCAGTAAAATACCGTCCGCAGACATGGGATGATGTAACAGAGCAGTCCAGTACAAAAATTATTTTACAGCAACAGTTAGAGTCTGGAGAGATAAAAAATGCATATCTTTTTGTAGGACCGGCTGGCACAGGTAAGACAACTTGTGCAAGAATTTTTGCGAATGAGATTAACAAGGGAGAAGGAAATCCGATTGAACTTGATGCTGCATCTAATAATGGTGTAGATGATGTAAGAGGTATTATTCAGCAGGCAAAGACAAAGAGTATCAATTCGGAGTATAAAATTTTTATCATTGACGAGTGCCATGCATTGTCTAACTCAGCATGGCAAGCTATGTTGAAAATCATTGAAGAGCCGCCTGCAAAGAGTATTTTCATTTTCGCCACGACAGACCCGCAGAAGATTCCTAAGACAATTCTTTCCCGAGTACAGAGATATGATTTCCAGAGAATCAGTCAGCAGGGTATTGTAGATAGACTGCACGTTATTCTTGAGAGAGAAGGCTGTCCGCTCAAAGATAAAGTAGTTGATGATGCTATCAACTATATAGCTAAGATGGCAGATGGTGGAATGAGAGATTCTATCACAATGCTTGATAAGTGTCTTTCCTACTCTGATAATCTTACATTAAAGTCAGTATCGACTGCTATTGGTACAGTAGATTACTCTATTATGTTTCAGCTTACAGACTGTCTGATTGGTTATGATGATATGAGCGCCAAAGATGCTGTGGAGATTATTGAAAATATTCACAGCGCAGGTAAAGAGTTGAAAACATTCATTCGCCAGTATGTGCAGTTTCTTCTTGACCTTGATAAGTATTCACTTGGCTGTGATTGGAAATATTTACAGATCCCTAAACTTCCTGATTATGCACAGGTTATGGAAAGTTATAGCGAACAAGAATGGGAAGATATTCATAACTGGCTGTCAATCTTTGTGAAACTTAATGCTGATATTAAATGGTCGCAGTCAGTGAAATACGATATTGAAGGTACGATTCTTGTGAATAAGGAGCACAAATGATTGGTCAGAAATTTATCAGCAGATATGTAAATGATATAGTGAGAGATGGTTTTTTTCCACACTTTGCAATCTTTGTTGGACCAAAGGGTTGTGGTAAGAAAACATTTCTGAAAGAGACATTTCCTGATGCAATCTATCTTGAGGATAATAAGGTAGACTCAGTTAGGAATCTCATTGAAATGGCATATAAGTTGCGAGACAAGATATTTATTATGCCAGATGCAGATGATATGAGTAATGCCGCAAAGAACGCATTGCTGAAAGTAGTAGAAGAGTGCCCGAATGATAATTATTTTATCATGACACTGGAAGATGAAGTAAATACTTTAGCTACTATCAGAAGTAGAGCCCAGATTTTCTATATGGATATGTATTATCCACAGGATTTAAGAGATTATGCATCGTCAAGACTTGGCGTTGAACCTGAATCAGAAGAGATGGACATTCTTACAGATGTTTGTGAAACTCCCGGCGAAGCAAAGATGTTAGTAGATTCTGTTATTACCGAATTATATGATTTTGTAAAACTGGTATTTGATAATGTGGCAGATGTTAGTGTTGCTAATGCTTTAAAGATTCCTGCAAAACTGTCGTTAAAAGCGGGTGCAGATGGATATGATTTGAAGTTGTTCTGGAAGATTTTTCAGAAAGTATGTATGCAGAACGATAGACCTGATTGGTCGATTATTACTTCAAAGTATTTAGTGAAACTGCGGACAAAGAGTATTAATAAGCAAATGCTTGTTGATACATGGATTTTTGATTTAAGAGGGTATATAGCGTGAGTTATCTTCCGATGATTCTTACAGTAGTAGTTGTGTTATGGATTTTTTATACTATGTGAGGTAAATATGGATGTTTCTACACTGAAAGCAAAAATAAAGAGTAGACAGATTCCCAACTATCTGATTTTTACTGGTCCAGAATGGAAAGTTCAGCAGATATATATTCAGCAGATAGCAAAGGTAATGAAGTTTGAGGTTGTGCGTCTTGACAGCTATCGTGACGTATATTCTAAGATTCGTTCCAACACGTTTCTAAGCTCTTCTAAGCTGTTTATTGTGCGTGATGATACAGAACTACTAACTAATGATAAAATCACGTCACAGAGCATCACAGACAGCTTAAAAGACA